AAAAATATTTTATTTTTTTATATTAAAAATATTTTATACCTAAAATTCCAGAATAATTTTTTAAAAAAATATTTGCTTTATCAGATTGTTCATTACTAATCGAATTTATATATGTTATATTAAAATTTAAATTAGATGATAAATCTTTTTCAGAAATTTTATCATTAAAATCTTTTTTGTTTTTTTCGTGAATAAATAATTCCTTTATATTAAATTGTTCTATCATATCATAAACATCTAATCCATAAATATACTTATCTGAATTAAGAGTCATTGCTTCAAAGTGTTTATCAAGTTCAGTAAGTTTTTTTTTCATTTCTAATATTTCTATTTGTTCTATAATATTCTCCCAATTCATATTATTTTGATTATTTGGATAATGTTCCAATAAATATTTTGTTTTATTTTGTGGTAACATTTTTCCAACCCAAAACCACCCGACAGATAAATTTTTAATATAGTCTTGATTAATATTTTGTTTTATTATTTTTTTTTTATTTAAATTACCTTGCCAATGAGTTAATACATTGGAATTATTTATAATGATGTCATAAAATTTAAAATTCTCAAATAAATCAGATAACCAAGTAATATTAAAATATTCATCATTTTGAATTGAAAATTTAGGTAAAGAATATTCTTTTAATATTTCTATGTCTTTTTTATCTAATTTAAATATATGAGTATCAGACCCAATCAATACAATTTGTGAGTAAGATTGTATTGATGACTTTTCAATCTCAACTAAATATCCATATAACCTATCATTTAATTTTACTTTTTTAAATGTATTTTTAATTGTGGATATAAGTGCTAATTTGTGTTTTAATTCTTTTATTAATTCATCTTTTGGAAAATCCCACATTAATAAAGTAAAAGAAGCATTTTGTGATTCTCTTTTATATGCTAAATTTTTGTCTATTTGTACCATATATTTATTAAATAATAATAAATATTATTTTATATAAAAATAATATTTAAGTTTGATAAAATATTATAAATTAGTATTATTATTACTATTAATATGAATATATTCATAAGGTGTTTGTATATATGTATAATTTAATGCCTGTTTATAAAAATTTGTTATTTCATTATTATCATAATATGTTGTAAATATTGTAATATTTAATGTATTAACATTTTTTATGATATCTAAAATTACTTGGTCAAAATTAAATGATGCCCAAATAAATGAACCTTTAAACATTAATAAATCTTTATATGGTATTATATAATATGAACCAAATTTAACAAAATTATTTGTTGATATTTTTAAATAAATATCATTAGATAGTTTTAATAATAATTCATCAATTATTTTAATTGTAGATTCATTAATAAAATTTAATGATTTATAACTCAATGAAGTTTTAATTTTTTCTAAATATAACATAGTTAACCGAGGTTCTTTATTAATTATAAGATTATCAAAATTTTGTATTGTTTTAATTGAAAAATCACAAAATACATCTGTTTTAATTATTTTATATAAATCTTCATTAATAAAAACATTTTCAGATATAAATAGATTAATATCATTTATAAAATCTTTTTTTAGAATAATATATAATAAAAATTCTTCACAACTATAGTATAAATTATTAAAAGATACTTTTAATTCAGTATATTCATAAAATTTATCTATTTTATTTCCATATAAAATTTCAAAAAATATTGCATAATTATGATAAAAAACATTAAGTAAGTGATAAAAATTTCCAATTTGTGTAGAATCATATATATCAATTCCAGTACCGGGTAAATTTCTCATAAATATATATATACCAACTATTTCATTAATAATATCTTTAAAATATTTGATTGTATTTGTAATTGCGGTTAATATTCCTTCAGATATTGATTTTTGATATAATTCATAATCTGGATTATTAATAGGTATACTTAGTTTTTGAATTAAAAGAATTGTGTCATTTAAAAAATCAACTATTTTAAATCTTGGAATATTTGTTTTATTTGTGTACTGAGTAGTATTATATATATATGTATTTTTTACAACTTTTGAATCTAAATTTTCAGGTAACATTGAATTAATTTCTTTATCTCCCATTATTTTTGCTAAATTATAAAGTTCATCTATTTTTGTAGTATTGAATGCTATTAATTTTAAATATGCATTAATTTGGTTTAAAAACATATGCTTATTAATTATATCTACGCCATCAAATATGTTATCAAATACTGTAATACTTGTATTATTTGTAAAATTATCGATATCAAATATAACTTGTAATTCTAACATATAATTAATATTTTGAATAATTAATTCATAATATATTTGATAATACATATCATAATACACATTATTCTTATTTTGAACATTTGAAACTAATAAATTTACAATACTTGGTATTTTATTAATTGCATAATCTATAGTGTATAAGCAAAAACTTTCATAATTATTTATTGTTTCAAGTGATACTTCATAATTAATATTATTCATTTTTGAGAATTCTGAATAAATCTTACTTTCAAAATTTCCTGAAGTAATAGCAAAATTATAATTTATTTCAAATAAATTCAATATTATACCACTATTATATTTTATTAAATTTATTATATATTTATTATCGTAATGACCTAAAATTATGTTAATTTTGATAACTTTATAATACGAATATAATTTTTGAGTTAAATTTATAATTTTATAGAGATTTGAAATATATAATAATATTTTTATATCATATCTCAAATAATTTAATTGAACCTTATTTTCATATAAAATATCTAACATTTTATAATTAAATTTTAAATATTGTTCCATAGTTGTATTAATGTTTTGATTTGTTTTAAATCTTTTATAATCATATAAAATTATATTATTTAATGAATTGAAATTATGTATACGATGATATGTTTTGTTAATGTCCCATAACATATTATTTGTGTCAGAATAATCGCTAAAATTTTCAATTAATATGATAAATTCATTTAAATTCATATATTGATTCATATATAAATTAGGGATTACTTGTAATTTTAAATTTTGTGATATAAAATTATTATAATTGTATAATCTAATTCCAAATATTAATCCATTTTCTTGATTATTTTCAGAATAAAATCTATATGGATATCCATTTTTATCAGTCAAAACCAAATACATTGCTGTATAATTTCCACCAATACCCATTGAATATGTTGTTGGGTTAGGAAATTTTTCATCACAAGTATGTTGAAATTCATTATCTTGATTAATATTTAAAGGCAACATTATAAATAAAGAATAATAATAATTTGCCATTAATTCTATTTTATTGATAGATATTACAAATTCTTCATTAACTACATCAGGATAACTAATTGCTGAATTATTTATAAAATTAAATTTAATATATTTTCCAGATTGTAATATTTCAAATGATGAAATATTTAAATTATCATATGGATACACTAAAACTTTATTATATTTACCAATAAAATCTTTAGCAATATCAATATATTCATTTGATATTTTTGGAAAGTAATTATAGTACTCAATATATTTTATACCAGTATCATCTGTTATAATTGTTTCATCATATAGTGATGTTATGTTAATATATTTTTTTATTTCATTTACATAATGAGTATATAAATTATGATTTTTTTGAATATTTATAAAATTTGTAATGTAATTATTTAATTTATTTTTTAAAACATTAATTACATTATTATAGAATTTATTTGATGATGTTTTTAAATTTGTAACCATATTTGGAATTATTTCATAAAAATTATACATATTAATTACTTCAGATGATGTATTTGATATTGATTCACCAGAATAATTTATATTCCAATAATAATTTTTCATATTATTACTATTTGAATAATCGATTAAATTATTGTAAAAAAATAAATTATTATTATTCGAATATAAAGAATATATTGATGGTAATAGTGATATACTTTCCTCAATAGCTGTACAATTTGTATATGCTAAAGGTGTATTTTCTGTAGAACTTGTATCTAATATATTAAAATATAATTTATTATAAAAAACAATATTTAATATTATAATATAAGTGAACTTTGTATTATTTTCATCAATAAATTCAAATGTTATTTTGTATTTATTCATATAATATATTGTTGTTTGCTTAATATCTCCTATAATATATAATTTAATTTTTTGTAAATCCTGATCAAATTTTAAATTATTTGATATTTCAAATAATGGATTTATTGATGTTTGTACATTTATTAATAAATAATTTAAATCAATTATTCTTGGATTTATATACACAAATATTTTATATAAAAATTTATTTAATTTATTCATTTGTGTAATACTATTTACCTGTTCAATATCGTAATAAAAATTTAAAAAATAATTAATTGTTTGTTGATATAATGTTGGTTCAAATGTATTTGTTGTATAATAATAAGATGAATATTTTTTTGAGTCTTCGTTAAATTTATTTAAATTTGACATTTTTTTATCCATTGTAAATGAATATCTATTATTTTGATTGGAAAATGAAATATTATTATTAATATGTTTATTATTTAAATATATAAGGGTATAAGAATTTTGATAATTTAAGTTATACTCTGCTGAATAGTAAAACATTTTTGATATTTCATTTAAACTTACATTAATTATTTGTTCTTTTTCTTGATTATTTTTTTCTATATATTCTACATAATTTTTAATATTTGATGTAAAATTTTTTAATGTTTCGACATTCGTTTTTTCATTCATTGTAAAATTTGTGTTTTCAAAATATTTATAGTCAATTTTTTCATAATATTTTATAATTTCTCTATTGTCAAAATTTACATTATTAATTGATTTTTTTACATTTGTATTTGATTGTTGTTTTTCATTTGAATAATTTTCAATTTCATAAGAAATATACTCTTGTGATTTATTATTATAATACGGATAAATTAATATATTATGTAATATATTATCAAAATATATAAGTGTTCCATAATTATTGTAATTTACATAATCACTATCATACTTTTTTAAATTAAAATAAAAATACAAAATTTTATATTTATCAGTAACGGAATCTTCTTTTAATAATAAAATACTATATTCAAATTCATTTTCATTTATATTTAACGAATCATAACCAATTGTGTTTAAAATTTGTATAGATTCATTTGTTAATTGATTAACTTTACTTATCACTTTATAGGGACTTATTGATAATACATTATTGATATTATTATTAATATTATTAAAATAATTTAACGATGGAAATTGATAATCTTCTGGTGCTAATGGATTTTTAATACCAAATAACATATAATTTGGGTCATTGTATTGAGAATTTAATGGACGATCTATATTAATTATAAATACCATTGTATTAATATTTGTATTTGTATTGTTATTTACTTCATCACAAGAATTGTATATATTTGATTTTACAAAAATATCTGGTAAATATGGTCTCAAGTCATAATTTATTTTAAAATTATGTTTATTCATATATCAGTCAAGTTTAATTAATATTAATATATAGATAATTTTTTATATTGGATTATTATATATAATTATTTATTGTAATATTATGGATACCATTTTATTAATTCTTTCTTGTATTGTTATAATTTTTTTTCTTAAAGATATTATAGCAATATTAATTGCTTTGTGTATTTTATCATTATGTATATATTACCTTTCTTATTATACTGATAATACATATATTCAAAATATTTTTGTTAATACAGAAAGTAAATAAATTTTTTAATTTTTGTTAATAAAAATTGAAAAATAATTATTATGATATATATATACATATACATATATATATATATACTAATATAAATTAAACAATATGGAAGATAACATTATTGAGGATTATGACATTAAAAATAATATTAATGAAATAATAACTAATGCAAGTATTATTGAAAAAAATGATAATTTTCAAAATAATAATACTGATGAAAATTATAGTGATTTTAATCAAACTTTTAATGTAGAAAACACAAAATTAAATAATGATGAAAAGAAACAAGAACAATATGCGGATCCATCTTTTGACCCTACAATGGAGGAACAAGAAGACGAAGAAGTAGAAGAACAAGAAGAGGAAAAGAAACAAGAAGAGGAAAAGAAACAAGAACAATATGCAGATCCGTGTACTCTCGACGAGACAATATGGTTACAAGAAGAGGAGCAAGAAGAACCAGAAGTAGAACAAGAAGAAGAGCAAGAAGAAGAACCAGAAGTAGAACAAGAAGAACATGATGATTTTTTACATTTTGGTCCTGATCAACAAATTTTAAATGAAGCTGTTGATTCTAAACACAATGAAATAATGTCATGGGCATATTCAAATATGATGAATATTGATGATAATATAATTAAATTGATAGATTACTGTTATTTAAAAAATTTACAATATGATGATGAACCAATAGATACAATTAGATACACGATTAGAACAATATTTGCTGAAGGATTAGATTACGATCTTAAAAATTTAATTTCAAATATATTTTCGTATGGAATGATGGGAATAAATTATGTTTTTAATGAAAATTTTGAAATATTAAACGATTTATTAAGTTCTGAATTAAAAAGAATATTAAGAAGAGGTATATTTTTAAATATATTTTCACAAATGATATTAAATCATAATGGTGGTATTGGTCAAATGGAAGATATAAAATTAATTTTAACAAAAGAAGAATTAGATAAAATACCAGTTAATATATATAAAGATATATCTTTAGAACTAAGAGAAAAAAACGATAATTGTCCAGTTTGTCGCGAAGAATATCACGACAATGATAACGTTAGAACATTGGGATGTGGTCATGTTTTTCATACAGATTGTGTAGATAATTGGCTAACAAATCATTCACATAAATGTCCATGTTGTAGACAAACATCAGGTAATTATAAACCAAATATTTAAAATAACAAAGATTTTTTTCTAATATTTATTTATAATTCAGAAATTTATGATTATAATTAACTATATATTAAAATTTCATTTTATTTTTAGGATTTATATGTGCATATTAGTTTTATTTAATTTAATAATATTTTATTTTTTTGGTTATACATTTTTTTTTAAAACCAGAAAAATAAACAACAATAATTTACCATTAGATACAATAGATTATAACTTAAAATATAGTATATTTTTTAAAAAAATATTAAAAATTATTAATAATCCAATTATATTCGAGTACCAATTGAAACAATTAGAAAAAATTAATTCAAATTCAAATAAATTCATAGAACATACTAAATTTTTAAATGATATAAAAAATAATAAAAATCTTAAGACAAAAAAATATTATAAAAAAATAATAAACTCATTACATCAAATTACATCAGATGAAAATAAAAAAATAAATATTCTAACTAAATTATTATGTATTAATTTCTGAATAAATTAATATTTTATATATCTATAAAATATATATAAATGAATAATAATAATAACATTATAAGTTCTTTTGATATATTTTCATTTGAATCAAAAGAATTGTGTTTAATTGATCCAATGATTCTTTGTTTAATTGTAATTATAGTATGTTTATTTTTATATATTATTGGATTTAAATTATCTGATAAAGATATAAAATAATAAATTAACATAATTTAATCTTAATTTATTATTTTTTATAAATAGAATATAAAATGGAAAAAAATAATTCAGAAAATATTTTTTATTCATATCCAAAATCAAATAATCATAAAATATTATTTAAAAAAGGTGATAATATCAGTGTATGTGATTTGGAACAAAATTGCTCTAAATTAAATTTTAGTATAAGCAAAAATAAATCAAGTAATATCAAAATATTTAATGACATAAAAAGTGATACTGAAAAATTTACTTGTATAAATTGTGTTTATAATAATTTAAATTTATTAGATATACAACCGTATTATTATGATATAGTATTATTTTCTTTAATAATTCTACTATTTATAGTACTAAAATTTATTGGTAAAAATAATTAATTTTAACTCAATAAATTATATATAAGTTATATATAATTAATAATAATGTACAACAATAATAAATATTATGCAAATTATGATAAAAATATTAAAGCAATAAAAGGAAGTGGTGTAATAACACCTTCAAATCCACCAAATATAAATAAAACTACAAATACAATTAATAATACTTGGAATAACCTAATAACTCCAACTCCTCCATTAGGTACATCAGTATATTATTCAGATAAAAATTTGACAAATGGATATTTAAATAAAAACAATTATATTGATGAAGACAAATATCAAAGTGATTATTATTACCCATCGCAAAAGTTTAACAAAGTAAATAATTTAAAAAAAAATAAAAAAAATAAAACTATAAATAAAAAAACACTAAATTATACTAATCCAATAGAATTACCACCACCACTTATTAATTCTAAATATTTAAAAAAAGATTATACTAAACAAATTAATTCAGATGAAATAACCAAATCAGATGAAATAACCAAATCAGATAATAATATTGAAAATATAATAAATAATACTATATATGATGGCAAATACATTTATACATTAGAAGATAAATCTCCTCAATTAACTAAACAAAAATATAAAACAAATTATTTTCCATATTTATATGAATTAAATAATAATAAAAAACAAGATGGTGTACATGAAAATTTTGATGACAATACAGCAAATAACCCACACTCCTATGAAATATCAAATAATACTTTATTAATTGTTTTGTCTGTTTTATTAATATTTTATTTTACAATTTATCAGAAATAAAAATTTATATTATAATATAAATTATATTAATAAAAATATGTCATTTAATCCATTAGATTCCCTAAAAAGTTTTATTAACCAATCAGCAAGTTCTTTAACAAATTCATATGATAAAGTTTCTGTAGATGTAGTTAAAGCAATAACACCAATTGTAGAAACTGTAAAACCAAATATAGTGACAGAAATATCCAAACCAGTAGAAATATCAAAACCAGATGAATTGGCAAAACCAGAACAACCATTTTATCCAGAAATAATTAATTCAGTTCAAAATTCGACAGAACAATTAGTTCCTTTTGAAAAACAGTTTGAGTCTGCATATATAGGATGTTATGAAGATGACCCATTAAACCCATCAATGAATACATTATTGGGTGATGTTTCAAATATTTCTGAATGTATAGATTTAGGTAAAAAAAATAATTTTGAATATGTTGGATTAAGAGGTGGTAATGAATGTTTTGCTTCAAATAATATCCCAAATACATTATCTGTTAATAGATTTAAATATTGTAATGTAGGATGTGATGAAATTGGAACTGGAAATTGTGGAGGGTTTTTCTATAACCAAGTATACAAAACATCTATTCAAAATAATTCAAACAATATGTCAAATAATATGTCAAATAAAGAACTTGAAAAAGAAATAACAACTAAAACTGTTGATGTTATGGAAAATTTTATTAGTTCAGATACTGATATGAAAAAAATAAATTTAGGTTTAGACATTAATAATTTTGCTTGTTGGAAACCAATTAATATATATGTAATATTTTTTTGGTTAGTTATCTTGTTATTTTTAATTTATTTATTGTTTGAATATTTATATAAAAAAAATAAAAAGCAATGAAATTTTTAATTAAAAAAATTATTTATTTTCCTATAATATATATATAAATATTATATGGATAGTAATTTTTTTCAATATAATAAGTCAAACATAATATCAAATCCAAATGAAAAAATAATTTATAATTCAAATGATACCAAATGTATAAATGAATGTAATAATGATAATAATTGTCAAGGTTTGATAATTTCAAATCCAATATGTGATAAAAATATTCCATTAACCGAATGTATTCAATCATTAACAGATATTGATGTGTTAAATATTCAACCAAATGATTTATATAATTTTAAATGTAAATTTATAAATAATATTAATGATTTGTCTAAAATATATAAATCAGATAAAAATAAATGTTATATAAAAAATCAATATGTTGATATGTTAAATTCAGATAATGATATGTCTAAAGCATATTATTTAAAAATAAATAACAAGTATTTGTCAATTAATGAAGAATTAAACAATTTATTTTTAATTAGTTCAGATGATGTAGAAAAAGCTTGTTTGTTTAAATTCAATTCTAATAATAATATAGTAGAAACTAAAACACAAAAATGTTTACAGACAAATGGAAAATATTTAATTTTATCTGATTGTGATAATTTAATTAATAATCAAAAATTTGTATATGAAAATAAGTTAAATTCCATAAGACCATTAAATAATTCTAATGGTAATTCTATTTTGTGTTTAACATTAATAGATAAAAATAATGACCCAGATATAAATACTAATAATAATAAGATTACATTGGAAGAATGTAATTTTATTGATTCGCAAAATATTCAAATTGAAAAAATAAAAGAAAATTTTTCAACATTAAAAAATTTAGAGAAAAAAATAGAAAATATAAATTATTGCTCAAATCCAATATATAAATCAGTTGTTTTTATAATACTTGTTTGTATATTAATTTATTTTATTTGGTTTATTATAAGAAAAAAATACTATGATGAAGATAGTGATTATGATAAAATAACTACAACACCCTTTAACGTATAAAATAATATATAATTTATTTTTGTAATATAATTATATTTTATAAATATATTTATATTAAATGAAATTATTATCATCAAATAATGCAAATATGGAAAAAGAAAATAACAATTGGAATTTAGCAATTTTAACATTTGTTATTTTAATTTTATTGTTTTTTTGGTTTTACAAATTTTTATTTGTATTAGATCCAACAAAATTAAAAATGCCATTAGAAGTTACTACATCAGATGTATTATAAATTTTTTGTTAATTCTTCAGAAATCTTGTAAGCATATATTTCATATGGATGTTCTTCTTTTAAATTTATTTCAGTTGGAATTAATTGTTTATTTTCTAAATCTAATTTAAAATATTTTTTATAAATTTGTTTAGTTTTTATATGACAAACATAATGACCATAATAGTAAGAATTATCATTTTCAATCCAAATATATTTAAAATTATTGTACGTGGTATCTGGATTAAATATAAAAACATATTCATTTTCTAATAAATTTAAATTTGTTGCTAGATTTAAATTTATTAAATCAAATTCAATTTGATTTGGATTAATTTTTTTCCACTTATTGTTATTTTTTTTTATAAAATTTTCCCACTCTATTTCATTAAATCTTTGTGCAACATGAATTTTTTCATGAATCAAAGTATTTATTATTTTATTAATTCTATTTAAATCAAATTCTTTTATAATATAGTCAATTGGAAAAAATATTATATCACCTAAAGTAAATGGATAATTAAACATAATATTTTTACATAATGAAATTTTCCAGTTATTAATATTCGAACCAAATAATCCAATGTATTTATTTGTTTTTGAATTTATAATATTATTGGCAATTTCTATACAATTAATAAACCACAAATATATATTTAAATTATTTTGTATAGAATATTCCAATAAATCAATTTGATAAAAATGTTCTTTAGACAATATATAATTGTCTTTTGTATTTTGAATTGGTAAATTAATAAAAAACGAATTAATAATATTTATGGGTTCATTATCAAATGATATTGTTAAGTTATTTTTAATCTCAATTAACTTGATAATTTCTTCTTTAGTTTTATCATTGTTTTTTAATTCTATAATTGACATTATTATATCATTTATAAAATAAAAAATTGAAAAATACTATAAATATTAAATCTTATATTATATGATATGATACAAAATGAATTGGTTTGAAAATAATACATCATCAGATTTA